AGGATCACTGAATGACACCACAGGGAACCTATACGGAATAGTCCGCGATTTAGCCTTATAATGGACCTCTGGGGCATGAACGTGAATGATTCTATTACCGGTTGATGTAGCTTTAGCAACCTTAGCCTTCTCACTATCCTTAGCAGCTATCACACCCTCATTACTGATCTTAAATACATGATCAGCCCACTCATTCCACAAACCCCAGATCGCAGGAGTGCTACCATGCTTCGGCTGTAGTTTGGGTACATCACAGAGATAATCTTCACCCCCGGCATTAGCGATAGAAATCTGATTCATTTGACATAAGATACAGACGTTCTTGCCACGTCTAATCAGAGCATCGAAATCTGCAAGAGGCAAACGCATGGTATCATACAAGTGACGATGCCCGGAACCATATCCATAATGCTCGATGCTTTTCATAGTTTCACCCTTGTTGTTTTTTATATTTGCAAGCATCCACACAAGTGCCCATGATTCGAGTATGTTACCAGTATCTACAATAAGTGTTTCATAGTCATTAAGAAGATCAGGTTGTTGTACTGCTGCCCTAAAATCATCGAATGTTTCTATACCAGGAATGTTCTTTAGTTTCTCATCAGTAACAGGATGCCTGATTTTACGACCGCCATCATCAAGACCAGCAAATGTAGGTGTGGGCAACATTGAAGCAAGTGTAGTTTTACCCATACCCGAATCAGCGTACATCATAATCTTCTCACCCTCATTATCATCACCCCAGACAGCTATCTGGAACGTCTTATTGGGGGCCGCAGATGTTCTCTGCTGTTGTTTGGTGGCTTTCGGTCGGGCGGACACCGGGGCAGGTGGGGCTTTGAGTAGTTTCTTTTGTGTTGGTGGTATTTTTGATAGTGCCATTGCAGTTCTCCTTACAATTTTTACATGTGGCGTTTACAATATCAGCATTCTTTTCTTTTGTTAGTTCGGAATATATACTATCAACTTTGCGGCTGGCACAATAGTCTGCCAGGTGGATTAGATTGGCGAAGGCTTTTTGATCTGGATACGCTATACTATCTGGTCTACATATAGGAACAGTTGTCCAAATTCCCATATGACTCCCAATTCCTTCTACAATTCTATAAAAAGAATCATCATTATCTAAACAAAGATCAGGATGATCGGCTATTTTAACTGCCAACGTCACCCCATGTGTCCCTGTCACGCCACGTTCAAGTGAGTAGCCCTGTGCGTTTAAGCCTTTGCCGTTCTTAACCATGTCGTGTAACAAGAGTGTTGCGATAACTTCATCTTGTAGTTGGATAGTGGGAATGTCTTTTAACTCAGGTGATGTACCCAATGCACTTATCAGTTCAATCCCCCACCACACAGCGAGCTTAGTATGTCGGACCAGGCCACCTACACCGAGTGACACCTGTGGGTGATACTTGCCTGTTGTACTGCACGGACAGGTCCAGAAGTAGTCCGGGCAGAGTTTGTCGAAACATTCAATGACGAACTGTTTGATGGTTTTATCGTGGATTAGTTGTAGTTCTTTTTGAAATATGGTTTCAACTTTGGTCATAATTCACATCCCTCATTAAATTCTTTGTACCTTTCTCCATAATACAAACTATCGACAAGGTTTTGAGCTTCTTCTTTGGACAAAACGCCATCACCAACTAATTCATCAATACTCACAGTTACCCACCATATATGATTCCAATCTATATCTACTTCACGCATATAAGATCCATAGTCTGCTAAGCTCATCATTCACCGCCCTTCCTAAAAATACACTTAAACCCATCAGGCACATGATCCTGATCAACCTGCATGCGATTGTAACACTGTTCGATATAATCACATCGGAACGTAGCCTCACACTGATGTTCGTTAGTATAAAACCTACCCGACCTAATCATAAACCTCATATTCTGAGCTATATCATAAAGCTCTTGTTCAAATGCCTTCAGTTCAGCATCGGTTCTGGTAAGTTCGATACATCAGAAATAAAACTCAGGGCGTTCTGTAATGTCTTTGAGCAACCGGGCACCGAACATATCAGGTGTTTCGCGGATGGCGAAGGTGCCGGGTTTCGAGCCGGGTTCGATCTCGGCCTGAACGCCATTGACACCCACTACCCCAACATCACCATTACATTCACTGGTAATTTCAAACTCTTGTCCACAATACATTCCACCCTTCACGAACTTCTTACTGTCACTCTGAGTGAGTTTTTTCGGTCTGATTGTTGGCTTGTGATACACATCATACTTGACTGTGTTGATGAGTGAACCATCTCCATAATACTCGGCCTTACCAGTGATTTGTAATCGCCTTGCAGCATAGATATACATAGTGGTCTGCACATCAAGATTCAAGTGACCCCAATAAGTTGAATCAGGATCGATAGACTTACTGGTTGACTTATGTTCCTTGACGGCAATACCATTAGCGATTTCGATCAATTTATCTATTCGACCCTTGATGAACACGTCAGGTACAGGATGCCCGGTCTGAGGATTGAGTAACGGTAATGAAAAGTATTGCTCTGTTGCTACAACTGGTTCCAGTTGATTGTTGTAATGCCAACGATAACCGGCAAGTGCATGAAGTAATGTCACTCGCTCAATCTCTTTAGCTTCAGGATCATTGAACTCTATACCCTCATAAGCCTTGTTCAGCACACGGGTTACAGCAGTCATTATGTCACTGGGTACTACTTTAGTATCATCACAAATTGGACATGGTTCCGGGATGTCATATGGTAGGTGGCATAGTTGATTGGGACAGTCACTACCTGGTACCAGGGCAACGGTTTCAAGCAGTAGATGCCAGTTGGTCCCGATGCGTTGTGATTCCTTATCTTCGATTGGCCTGATGCCATACACGTATGCGTTCCTGAATCGAATTGGGCAGGATTTGAACGCACCGATTGAGCTTGCTGAAAGTATTAATTTTTTCATTCTGGTTTCTCCTTCAATGGCCACTCACAGGCCAACCCTTCACAATCATCATCTCCCTCATCATCGATCCATCCGCGAGCCGCGAGTGCCGCATCTAAAATATATTCTGAAGAATTACAATGATCATATCTGTCATAGATTTCATTATCATCCCAATCATTCTCAAGCACCATAATCTGGGCATCAACACTACCTAAATTATCATCCCCGAACATACTTGTCGGACGTACATTAGGCCGAACTGTTTTTAATGCTTCTATTTCTTTTGTGATTTGTTCTTTAGTTTTGCTCATTTTGATTTCTCCCATTTCCAAATTTCAATTTGAATACCAAGACAAAGAAACATAAATTCAATAGTAAAACATTTATATTTTGGCACGTTAGTGAACCATCGCCAGTTAACACCAAATGGTAATTTCCAATTAGTAAAATCATGCCAAGTTTCAATAGTATATTCTGGATTACTGCCAAACTGGATTATCATACCCACTCCTGCATAAAATGCTCTAATTCCTCAACCCCATGCACCACAAAATACAAACCATCATTATCACGAACATCCTTCATCCGTTTCTGCTGCCCTGTACTTAACGTACCACCTGATCCGCGTTTGCATTCTATTTCAAAGTGTTTCCCCCAGTTTTTTTTCAACATGCCGTGGATGTCACCCGCACCCTTGATACCATAAGTCCCCCATTGTCCTCGTTCATTCTGAAACGTACCCGCATCATGCCTATTACACATCACACGGTGTTCTATTAACCAGGATAAACAATCAGCAAGAACCTCATGCTCAAGCTTCTTAAGATCAACCGGTACCACTGGATGCGTTCTGATGCTCCCGTCTTTAGCTCCGATACGTTTCACTGATTCCCCTCTACGAATCTGGCCTATGGCGTTGGCGAGGTCATTGAATTTTTGGGCTTTGGTTTGTCGGTGTTTCATTTTAGTTTTCTGAACACTCGTGTTTTCTGACAATTTTTGCATGTTACATATTTTCTTATATGATTACTATCTATAATCGTTCCTACACCACAAACACTATAAAAATCATAGAAATAACATTGCTTATTAGTAAGCATATTAGTGCCCAAACGCCTACGTATAAAATGTATTTTCATCTCCCACCTCTCATTTTCTGTTTAGCCCACTGCAACCAATCAGTCTTTTTCAAATACTCAGCAAGTCTTTCAGCGTGCTTCTTAGGTTCCAGGACATCAACCCGATGAATCACACGCCTTACTGCATAACGGATTAGGTCAATTTGTCGTTTGAATCGTTTATGTTTTGGTCGTTTCATAGTGATAAGTTGTACAATAATTTATCCATTCCATATACGGCTGTGCTGCATAAGTTGGAAATCCTTGTTGTCGTACTTTGATAATAATATTACGATGAATAACTTGCCCACCCATCGCTACGTTTTTCTTCCGCAAAGCTGCTGCTCTAATCCAGGGATCAGATTTCAACAACTCACCAGGACATACAACAGCAGCCCCGCATGCAGCGGCTAAGGATTTAAGGAAGTTTCGGCGGTTCATTTATTTAATCCCATTCTTCATTGCCGGCTACATTTTCACAACAAGAGATTATGGCACACCGCCCAATCAAAGATACATCTTCCCAGATTACTCTAACTTCCTCTGTTATATATGTTCTCCAATCATGAATATGTTTTCGTTGTTTATCAAATTCTTTCCAATTTGGGTTTTCGGCTTGTTCTTTATATTGTTCTATCATTTGCAAAACCTTTCACTAATCTTCGCATCAATCCCCAAAGGCAATCCTTCGGCCCAAGCTGGACCTTGTAGCATTATATCACTCATAGTCTGTAAATCTCTTTCAGCAGTCTCTTTTGGCACACAGCCAATCAATTCATCATAACTATGCAAAACTATCGGTATTCCAGCATCCTCACACTTCAATAACCAATATCCCAATAAACATCGACATATCGCCTGAATCAGATTCTCCGTGATCGATCCACCCCATAGATGTCCGTGTAGATACTTGATACTATTATCTTTAGGTGACACTATAGCATGACGATAGTTCATTATTCGTCCTGATGGGAGTTGCATTTTCGTGGTGTTCCCAGACCGTGAAAACGTAAGCTCTGCCGATGTTGATATTCTATAAGTGGTTCGCTCTTTCGCATATTTGGTAGGCCATCGGAAACACTTTGCAATTTCAGTCCAGAAGGCTGGAATGTTTGCATATTTAGTTCGGTAATTTTTAATGAGTCGATTAATGAAATCCCAGTCGTACTCATCAGAATCGAAAAGGGGACGTAGAGTGTCATTCTGTCTGCATCGATCAAAGAAGGTATTAGCTCCCATTCCGTAACCGCATCCAAGGATGGCATCCTTCCCAAAGCCTCTTCTAATATCAGCCGTTTGGCCTTCAGGAGTTTTCTTTTCTTCCTCTGTTGGTTTCCAAACTTTTGCTTGAAATAATTCAGTAGCGAACACAGAGTAAATATCTTCACCATCTGCAAACCCTTTCAAAAGATCATCCTGGTGTGCCACCCAGGCCAATTCACGAGCTTCTATTTGTGCACTATCAACTATTATCAACGTGTAGCCGTCTGGTGCCATTAATGTTCCTCGAACAGCACCGATAGCTGGATGGATTGGTTTGCCTGTTGCTCTATCTCTCTTACCGCCCAGGTTCATTGGGTTCCAGCCGCCTGTACCACCCCATCGTCCAGTATGACCGGCATAATATTTTAATGGCATACGAATCATACCATTACAACAATTAACCTGATCAATCATACGTTTAACTTTGCTCTGATGCAATGGCCAGCTTGAACAAGCAGCTTTAGCCCGACATAAATCACGTACACGTTCGTCTTTATGTGTTAAAAGATATTGAAATGCTACATCGTTTTGTGCAGTAGCCGGGATCATTATGTTCTTACCCTGCTTCATGGGAAGTTTACTTCCCTTCACCCGATTAAGTTCTAAACTCCCGCACTCAGGACATTCTGCAACCTCATTCAAATTAAATAAAGGCTCTTTTAGTTCATTAAATTTCCACTTTTTATCAGATTCAAATATTTTTTCGCAGTCTCTACACGACCATTCAAAACCCAGGAGCTTTTCTAAAATCTGTGGAAAGATTTTCTTAGCACGCATTATTTTCGGAATGTTTGGCTTCGCCTTGGTTCTGTATTTGAGGACCCAAGCCACTTTTCCAAGATCGGCAGATAATGCAGTATCCATGTCTGTTGCAATTTGCTGAGCTTGTATGATGTCCAACTTGAGGACTGGTTTAAGATATAAATTAAGCGTGTGACGAGCCAGATCAAGCTCAACACCAGGGTTATCAAGCCAAGATAACAGAATCTCAAGAAGTGCTTTTTCATTTTTGATGTCTCCTAAACAATATTCTTTCATAGCCTGACGTTGTTCTGGTGTCATTGTACCCCAATATAGCCCTTTGAATTGTTTTGTGTCACCTTTAGTCGGGAGTTTGAAAAGTTTGGCAAGGTCTTTTAGCCTTTAGCTCATCCTGGAGTCGTAGTAACGCGATAGATCCTCAACGTCAATAGTGAACGGGGGATATATCTCAAATTTCT